CCGGTGTTGTACACCGCCGGATCCCATGGGGACTTGATGTTGATCTCTCTGTCCGCCACTCCCAGTATCCTGCCTTTTATTGGGTCATACAGATCGTAGTAGTCTCTGATCTGTTTGGTCTTGTTGTCAAAATCAAACACCTGTCCAAGTTTGGCTGTGTCAACCAGTGCTGTCTCTGTGGTGATGTTCTTCCATGCGTACTCGTCCTGCACTGTGAGGTCATAACAGTACATCGTACCGTCATTGCTCAAGCCAGTGTTGCCCTCGTCCTTGGGTGCTCCTATGAACAGGTTGTTGTCGATCATGCACACACCCCTGCCGTAGTCGTCGTTCTCTGAAACGTTGTCTGATATTATCCTGTCATCCAACACGAACTTGGTGTTGTACACTGTAGCAGTGTATGCCGCACCTGAACCTGTGTTTAGGTCAACTATGTTGGTGTCCTGTAGGTCGAAAGTGGTCTCACCCGAATCGAATTTCATCGGTCTAGGATTGGCTGATTTCTCAGCACCTATCGCCAATCTGGTTCCTGACTGGTTCATAGACAGTGATGACCCAAACCTGGCGTCACTTATGTCACCTGGCTCGTTTATCGTGTGATCCAGTGTGTAGGTGTTGGTTGAACCGTCCCTGTTCCATTTGTAGATGTATACCGCACCCGCGTCTGCCTGGTCCGTGTTGTCAAAACCAGGTGCTCCTATGGCCAGCGTCGTACCGTCCTTGCTCATGGCTATACTATCACCGAACGCTGTGTTCAAGGTCGAACCGTCCTCTTCCACCCCTGTCAGCGTCTGTACCAGTGCGAATGAATTGATTGTGCTGTCGTCATTGGCCTGCGATGTCCTCACGAATATCTCCACCTTGCCGGCATTGCCTGGTGCCAATGAGCTCACGGCAAGTATGTCGCCGTTATCATTTACTTCTAGTTTGTGTCCAAACCGCTGTCCCGAACCACCCGCTGGTGCGTCGATTATTAGATCCTGTGTCCAAGTGTCGTATGTTGAACCGTCAGCACCTATGCCCCAGGTGTACATGTAAACCCTACCCGTGTCGTTGTTGTGTCCAGGTGCTGACACAAACAGATACTTCTGGTTGGTGCTCCTGGTTGATCCTGCTGTGGGTTCCGCAATCTTGTGTGCCCAACCAAAATTCAAATCTTCGTTTGCTGTGGATCCGTCTGTGGGTGCGGTCAGCGTTGAAAGAGGACCATACTTGAATGTGTCTGGATCCCACACATAAACTTTCACAAGTCCTTCGTTGTAATATCTAGTGCTTCCGTCATTGGTCAGCACGTTTGTGTATGGCGCTCCAGCAATCACGAAGTTCTCATCAGTACTGATAGAAAGAGATTCACCCAATCTACTGGTGTTGTCATCATTTTCGGTCATTGTCACCGTGCTCTGTACCGAGTATTCCGTACCCGCCGAGTGACTTGACCTGAACAGGAAGTGTATTTCGCCTTGTCCCTTGCCCGGTGCCGATACAACCGCTGTCCTTCCATCGTTACGTGCCACTACACGATAACCAAAACTTTGGTCTGATGTCGCTGTGTCTGGCGACAGTGTCCTGAATTCTGTGTATGGATCCTGCTTCTCGTAAACACGCCACAGTCCCGAACTGTCCGCGTCTGCGAAAACCTTGTCGCCCTCTACCTTGACCTGTTGGTTTTCGTCCTTGTCGTTGTAAACATTGTAGTTGATTCTGTCATTGACGTTGTCCATTGAACTCAACCTCACAGAGATGAACTTGTACACATTGCCGTAACTGTCCGCTGTGGAACCGTCCGCCAAGGTTGGGATGAAGTTGACATTGTCCTCGTAGTCCACGATCACGGTCCTGTGATCTGGCACGCTGACCACCTGAAAAACCCTGTTCAGTGTGATAGCCTCGCTGTTTGAGATTGCGAAGTAGTCGGCCTCCGTGGTGTTGGTGCCCGCGGATAAGCCATGTGATCCCGTGAACTGTATCAACAGTCTGGTACCATTCTCAGATGTGCTGAGTTGGTCTATCTTGATCCCGGCATTGGTCATCCTGAACACGTCCCAGTCCTTGTTCTGCTTGTTGGCCACCCATATGAGATCGTTCTTGGTGATCGAGTTAATGTCAAGGTTCAGTAGATCTGATATGTCAAACGCTGTGTGCTGTACCTGTTCTGGCTGTGGATAGCCCGCTGTCTTGTAGACCTGTACCCTTTCTCTGTCCACTCCGGCCTTGGTATAGTCTAATTGTGAAAAAGTGGTAGCGGCCGTGTACTCCACAGGTTTACTGTAAAGGTTCTCTTTGATTACCGCCAATGATCTGCGGTATTCTTTTGTGTCTGCCGTATTATCTAAAAGTTCAACACTTTGAGGATCTGTGTTTACTTCATCGTCACTCAAAGTGATCTGTATGTTTTCCTTTGAGTCAGTGTTCCCAAAGACACCGGTCCTGATCATCCACTCCGGGTATAGGCTTAAATCGATGTCTGAGTTCTCATACTTGGCCTTGAGCAGTTTGTCTATTGCGGACTGTGTGCCCTTCTCCCTAATGTACCCTTGATAGAACTTGTACTGAGAAACATCATTTACGAACAGGTTCTCCAGATAATCTCTAGATTGGTATCCTATCAGTCGTTGTGCCAACTGTTGTTGTGATTCATCGAAGTTGTTGGTCTCGAGATTGTAAAAATCATTGAATTGAGATATCTTGTAGTCGAAGTTGGGTATCAACTGTGGTGCTGGCTTGTCTGATTTCAGTGTCCAGTTAATGCTGTCAAATGTACCTGTTGAGTTATGATTGATCTTCGCAACGTAGAACTTGCCTTGGTATTCCACAGAATCCCCTATCCTGTAATCAGTGTTGGCTTTCCAGTACGTAACCTGTGCGGCGTCGAAAACAAAACCTGGTGCGTAGTAGTCGCCGTTCCAATTGGCTGTCTTCCAGCCCACTAGTTTCAACCTCTGTTGTCTGAATCCCGTAAATGGTTCATATATTATGTCTGAGAACACTGTGCTGTTATCAAAGATCAATACGTGTTCCTTCTGTACCGTGTTCAATGAAATATTATATAAGCCAACTTCTTGTGACTTGATACTCAAATCAAAAGTCTTGCCCACACGTTTTGTGCTGATCTCACGTATGTCTATCTTCCTACCTCCAGCGTCTAACAATGAGTAGTCGCCCGCTAGGTTCCTTAACCTGCCCACTATACTGTTGTTGGTGTCTAACTCAAAGCCATCCGCGGCCGGTGACACTGTGATAGCCGACCCTGGTGCCCATTCCTGTGTGGTCCAGAACAGGAATTCCCTCACGGCGTTGGTCCAGTTTAGGGTCTCCTTTAACTCATTGGAATACTTGTTGAATCGGAAACCCTGCGATTCCAACCAGTGTCCGTATCCCAGTAGGAAATCCGCCACGTCCTGGATGGTGCTGAACACATAGCCATAAGGTATGGTCTGCACGGTCTCTTGATAATTTTTGTGTTGTGAAACAGCCACAGATCCTGTCACAGACAAGGTGCCACCGACAGTGGATTTCACCGGATAGTTGAACTTGAAGTAAGGTTTGGTTGTTGAGTAACCTAATACTTTGTATCCTCCTAGTAGTGTCGACCCGTCTGCACTTATGTCCGTGTTTTTTTCTATCAGCACGCCTGAGTAGCCAAAGCTCTCGACCGGATTGGATGTCCTAAATAGTATTTTGTAGTTCTCATCAGGTATGAATTTAGATCCTGCCGTAGACCCGGGCGATACAGAATCTGTCAACACTTTGATGTTGTCTTTGTCTGTGAATCCTCCTAACTTATAGGCCAGCTGAACATCCATACCTTTCATCTTGTCATAATAGAAAGAAACTGGATCCAAGTTCTTTGACACCATGTGGTTCACAACAAACACTTGGTATCCTGCTGTCTGATATCTGGTTGTCGTGCCCGTGTTATTGTTCGTCGAAGTTTCGAGGTGATACTTGGCCGTTGATAAAACTTTCCTTATTCCCGTGTCGGTGTATATCTGGTTTCCCGCAACGTTGATCGATAACCTGGACACGTCAAAGAAGTTCGAGAAAAACTTGGCCGGTTTGGTTATGGCCAGTGTTTTCATAATTGTGAAAGGGTATGCTGATGATCTCCTCCAAGAGGTCTCCGCTGGTGCCTGATCACCAAACTTCCAAGGCTGTCTCCTGCCCGGTATGTCAAAATTATCTATCAGTCCCGCCGCTATGGGATCAAGCAAGTTACCGGAAGCGTCCACTGGTAGGTAGTTGGTGATGCCTGGCTTGCCGTACCTGCCGGCCGCTGTGGCCACAGCGTCCCAAAGTATGTCGTTGCCTGACGTGTAAGGTGCAGGCCCGTAGGTGTCCTCCCAGGTGCTTGGTTTCTCTGAATAGCCCAACATCTCCCATGGTCTGGTGTGTGGTGCATCAGTGTCGTAGTGGTACTTGTAGATGGCTCTCCAGTGTCCTGGCAGTTTGGCACCTGTAAGCCTACCTGTTGAATTCGCGTAGTTGTAGGTGAATGGTGAGCCCTCTGTGAACGTGGTGTTGTTGATGTACTGCACACTGTTCCTTCCTGCCCAGGCATAGAAGTCGGTGCCCATTACATCATCGATCTCCGCCAATGTGTAATCGGTTGATGTGAAAGCACTTGGCGATACATCGTGTATGTCTAATAGTGTTGGATCATAAGCAGTCTTACAGTTGTTGTATATCCTCTTTTCGAGTTCCAGTATAAGATCATCTCGTTCATCACCGTAGGCCTTTATTATCGATCCATCGTGTTTCCTGATCACTGTCTGGCTGGTCACATAGGTGTCGTCTGTGAAGGATTCAGGCGTGAATTTTGGATACATTCCCAACTTGGTCGGAGTTGGCGGAATGTAACTTCCGGTTGTGTCGGCGTAATCCTTGATCACTATCTTGTCGCCCACTGCAAGTGCTTTAGATATTGTAATACTATCGTCAGTTGTGCTGAATGTGTAGTCTGTGCCTAATATTAATTGTGTGTCGTTGACGTACACATACACCGCCCTGTTGCTCAGTGTTGTGACACTGTGCTGTGAGTCTATTGCGTAGTCTTTCTGTGATGTTCCCTGTACCGTGTATGTCCTAGTGGACACGTTCTGTCCCCAACCAACCATGTCCTCATAGAAGAACGGGAACGAGCTGTTCCTACCCAAGTTGATGCTTTCTATTATCTCATCCACCCTGTCTCTGGCCACACCCTCATATGCCGTGCCGGTCGCTTTTGTCAAGAATGTGTTGTACCATTTTTCGTATTCCTGGTTGACATAATCTATGGCCGTTATGGCATTGGCCTCCTGGTCAACTAAATTGAATATCGCTGGCACCAGTGGTGCCTCGTGTTGGTGTATAGTACCACCTTTCAATCTCGCTTCCGGTATGTCTCTGAGATTTGTAGCACCCGGCACCGTGCCTGTGAGATCTTGGTTCTTGTCGAATATGTCGGTGACGTGTTTAAGTATCTGTCCATACGTGAACGTGCCTATGGTCTGGTTTAGGCTGTTCGTGCTCAGATTCTCAGGTATCTCGTATATGCCCTTGTCGGCAACTTTCACGGCATTGCTGTAACCGGCTATCCTTATCTGGTCGTTGACTTTAAGTTCATTGACGAACCTGATGTACTTGTTGGTTGTACCGTTGACCAAGGTGTAGTCCGTGGTCAAGGTCTTCCTCACTCCGTTCACGGACACTGATACTTCTAGATCGGTCAACGAATTGGAATCCTTGTAGAAATCAATCGGGAACAGCCTCTTCTCCGTGGCGTCCACGATGTGCGTCCTTATCACACGCTGTTTGCTCTCGTTGGTCCGCTTGATCCAAGCACTCTTCGAGTTATGCGTAGTCCGGCCCGTGGTGTAGTGTAGGTGTCCCTCGGCCAAATTTTTGGTGGTTGTCTTGCCATCCACTTGATACGTGAACGTGCCTGACGTGTGGTCTGATTCAAAAACGATGTCGCCCACGTTGTTGATGGTGTTGTACTTGACCTTTATCCCCAGCACCGTGTCTGTGGTTGCCGTGTCTGAAGTGGCATAGGCAAACACTTTGGCTCCCTCGAAAGACGAGTTGGGATACGCAGTGGCGTCATCGAAACTGGTGTGGTTGTTGTCGTACATGTTGAACAACGGCTGTTGGTTCAGCGTGGTCTTCTGTTGCGTGGCCTTCCACAATGTGGTGGCCTCATCATAGTAGTATGACTTGCCCTTGTTGTTGACACCACCCTTGACGAACACTGTGTCCTTGTCCAGTGCGGTGCCGTTGGTGTCTTCGTTCAAAGTTAACGACAGCACAGTGGAATCACCCGCGTCCACGAAGTTGGCCACGTATATCTTGCTCCTGACCAGGGGATCCGTGTCCGCTGAGAATATGATCCTCATACCGTCCGTTATGGCCGTCTCGTCAGCGAAGTATCCAAACTGTCCTGACACATCACTGAAGGCGTCCTTGGTTGTGGTGTCAAAAAGATCCACTGGATTCTTGGCCACAGTTCCTGAGTTGTATAGTGACAGTCCCGAATCAAATTCTATTATGGGTCTCTTGGCCCTGTCGGTCTCATCCAGCACGGTCGTCGTACCATTTACCTGCGACGCTTTTTCTATCACTGATCTGTGGAACCACCTGTTGTATCTAGACCATGCGTTGTGGTCTAATGAATCCCTCTTGATGGTTATGTAATCCTTGTCCACGGGAGAACCGTCGGTGGCGTAGCTCTCTGGAGTGGCCAGCACCGTAGTATCGGTCAAAGTGATCGCATCACCCACACCTTCCACGTAGTACTCTTTGTTCCTGTACGCGGCTGGCACCTTGCTGGAAGTGAACTTTATCTTCATGCCGTTTGAAAATGACAGCGTTCTTAATTTGTAGTTCTTGACTCCCACTATGTCGTCGGCCACGTTGATCTGAGATGTGGAGGTCACGGTCCTGATGTGTAATATGCCGTACATGCCGTCATGGTTACCGCACTGATAGTATAAAGTGTCTGGCGCTCCGTCTGGCACTACAAATGTCACAGTGCCCTGATCGGCACCGTTGTTGGTCACACCCGATGTATAAAGTACTGATGTCGAACCGTCCGCACCAATGCCATCCCTGCTGGGCTCGGTCATGATGTAGAATGGATGTCCCTGTGCTTCCACCGTGAACTTGTAGGTGTTGCCCCTCCAGAGCGTAATCTCTGGATTCCTCTCGTTTTCGAGATGTCGGAAAGTGTATGCCCTTCCGGACGATCCGTCATCGGGCAGTGCTTCAACTGTGTATTCGGCCACCGCGCCCGTGCCGACCGAATCTATCGTGATAGCACTTGGTCCATCGGGTAGCCAGTAGTACTCCCTGTAGTTCACCAACTTGTCATAATCTATCGCTGGGTTCCAACTGTACACGGTCTCCTTGTTGAGCCTGTCGTGATTGTTGACCTTGCCTCCCAGGTACTTTATCTGATTAATGTAGTCGTCGTATGTTCCCGTGAACTTGACTTGATCCTCCGGATTCACAGAAGTGGTGTCTTTATCTGTGTAGGTCACAGCAGGTTCTAATTGATATGCGAACCTATCCCTGCTGGTGGCACCTATGTATCTGTCTGTTATTTGTCTGGTGTAGGCGTCCTGCCTACCAATGTAACCATCTAATCTCTCCAGTTGACCTTTTTGTACTAACGGATCCAGTGTGCTGGCGAGAAAACGTTGGTTTGTGTCGGTCCTGTAGAATGCCGGTAGGTGTTGTACTGTTCTACGGTATTCGTTATCGCCTTGCTTGACGACTTCGTTGTTGGTCAGTGCGTTTGTTGGATTGTCGGCCATTAGTATCCTGCCCCACTACTGCCGGTGCTTGAACCGGAACCTGTTGTAGTAGAGCCTGATACCGCTGATCCTGTCGTGGTGTTGGTAGTGGCAGTTGATGTGGATGTCACGACTGTGCCGGAAGCCTCGAGTTGGTTGGCTCCAAGCGCACTTATTATTGTGACATCATCAACGGTGGCCCCACTGATGAAAATCTCGTCTGCCGCTGAGTTAATTTGGAACAGAGACCCAAAACCCTGTCCTGATTGGTTTGGCACGATGACCACCGTGAGTAGGTCCGGTGCCAATTCATTGTGTATGTATGCGGCTAATTCTGTGAAGTAAAAAGTATCTCCAAAGTCCCAGTTATCAAGTGCGAAGAATTCATTTATTGCGGCTATCACTCTTGTCTTAATAACTGCATCTGTCACATTCGTTTTTGAGTTCTTCACAACTTTGAATGTTGCTTGTAGTTCTTCATTGGCACTGGTTCCGAACAGAATCTTGTATTTGACTGGATGATATACGATTTGATCCGACAATGATTTAAGTGGATTCAACACACCTGAATAGTTTATACGCAGTTGGTCCGACGTTGATGGCGTTGGTTTAACACCACCGTCCTGTAGCCATATTCTGAATAGGTTGTCATAGGTCCTCTCCAATAGGTAAACATCCACTATGTTGGACACGCTTGGATCTATCCTTGTTTCCTGTCCCGCATGGTGTTTGTATTGAAAGTTTATCGAATTTCTACCTCTCCTCGCATAGTAATCTGTGTTCGTTGTCAAGGTGTTTGTGGTTGAACTATATTTCTTGATAACATTTTCTGTGTCTGCGTAAAAATAAAATAGTTGTCCGTCGGTGTATGTTGTTGTATTTAGATTGATGTCTGTTTCATTCTGTGTCACCACGAAGTTACTCGCCGCGTAAGGTCTGAATCTTTCTATGGTGTCATAAGAGATATACTTCTCGAAGAACACGAATTTTGTAGACACTGATGTGTCTGGTTCTACAAATATGTCAAACAGTTCCGGATTATCAACGACACCGTCGTCATCACTGTCATAGAAACCGACCTTGACCTTCCTGTTGTCTTGGAATCCGTCGGCTTCGGTCACGGTGTCCGTGACCTGCCATGTAATGGGATAACCTATACTGTTGCCCGATGACAGGATGGAATTCGTTTTCAATATCTTAACTGTGTCCTTGACCACGTTACCGGTCTTGTAATCGTATATCCTTTCCTCTGTGTCAAAATGGAATTTGTTCTGTGATTCGGATTCAAAAATGTAGTCCAGTTTCCTGTAGTGCACCGTGTAGGTGTTGCCGTCATTAGTGAATTTGAACCACCAACTGGCGTCTAGATTAGTGCCTGCGGTGCTACCGGTGTTTGCGAGACTGAACACAGTACTGGTGCTGAGGTTGGTCGTCGTTATGACTCTCCACTCCTCGCTGTCCACGTCATATCTTAGACCAAAGTCTTCGTAGGCCTCTACCCTGTCTATGATGTCTTTTTCTAGAACTGTTGAGAATGATGTAACGAAATTAGGGATCACCGCGTTCAGTACTGCACCATTTGGCACTATGTCATTCAATGTGATCGGTCCGACTCCCGTTGAAAGATTTCCTTGACCACCGTTTGATCCATCGCCCACCACGTCTGATATCTTGGCCCATGCCCTGTCCTCGGCGTTGTCTGTTCCTGACGTCACTAGTGTCCCATTTAAAAACTCCCTTGTGTCTGGTGATGCGAATTTTATTAAAGCACCTTCCTTGGCATATTTGAGATTGGATGTTGCAGAACTTCCTACAGCCAACGCACCACCCGATGTGAAGTATCCGGTGTTGGTATTGGTCGTCGTTGTTGTGGAATTCCATGTCGCTGTCAGTGACGTCAGGCTCTTGGCATCGTACTTGTCATAGTAGAACTGCCTAGCGTATGCTTCTTTTAATTTTGCTTCAACGGAACCATCGAGCACTGATTGTATTTCACTTCTGTTGTTGAAGGTGAATGTGAATGTGGGTGAGGTTTCTTCCCTGTAGAGAATTCCATCCTCGGCGAACACAGACACGTTAGAATACGCACCTGTAGGGTCAACTATTTCCTTGGCCCTGCTTATTCCTGATGCCGATCTGTTGACAGATCTTACTTTGACTATCTCCTGTGATGCAGAAAGTGGTACCACTTGATAGTCCTCTGCCGTTATCATCCTGTTCTGAGAGTAGTAAACCTGTGCCGCTTTTTCTCTGACCGAGTCATTCGATTCCGTGGCGGCCGCGTTGTATACCGATTGTTTGAGACTCAAAGATATAGTTAAAGTCTGTTGTGAACCATTGGCGTCTATGTAAGGAACCGACAATGATACCGCCTGCATGTCGGCAGGTTGTATTGCATACTTGGCGTTATCACTGACCCTGTAGTACGTCCTGAAGTTGCCCAATGGTAGATTAGAGAAGTTTCCATCACCAAACACAAGGTCTATCGTGTCGTTGTTTTTTGTGACAACATTGTAAATATTTCTGATATCTTTTGATAAAGAATTATAGATAGCATTGTTGCCGGACAGAGAAGGCACCTTTTTCCATTGTTCAGCGATCTGTCCAAACTGATCTAGTTTATACAACCACACATCGCTGTTGTTGACATTGGTTGTATCGAAACTTTTAACATAATTTGTTATGGCCGTGTCTACAGAAAATTCCTGTCTCTCAATCGTGCCTTGTTTGAATAGGAAAAAGAATCCTGTGTTGTTGGAACTGTCGCCTGCTCCGTCTGATCTGTATGTGTATGTCAGTCCAGTTCCTGGTACCGGTGACGATTCATAGATGGATTCCGAATCTATTATTGTGCTAGGTACTATTTCGAATGCTCTGGTCGTTCCGCCTATGCTTTTACTGAAAGTGAATATTGGTAAATCTAGTTGATTCGAACTTAATGTGTATACTTCTGTGTCTACTCCACCTATCTTGTTTGCTTCCCTAGGACTGCCAAACAGTTGTCCGGTCTGGTTTGCCGCGTTTAGTATGGCAATGAATTGTTCCCTGTAATTAGAGTTGGCGGAATCATTCCAGATTATAGTTTGGTTCGCTAGGTTTGTTCCAGAACTGTCATTGACATTCTGAGTCGTGGATATGGAATCTATCTTTAAAAGTCCTGTTGCTGGCTTGTTTCTTTTTGCGTTGTAATTGATAAGTCTCGCCAATCGTAGTATTGAATTCCTTCTCTCCGCTGTTTCAAGAAAGTTCTCCCTGGCGTTAAGGTCAACTCTGAAAGAAAGCGCCTGAGCGATGTAGGCTATCAGGTCTATCAGCGCAACGTACTCTGAACTCTCGACGAAGTCATTGAAATCATCTGGGTAGTTCTCCTGAAGATAGGCCACCATGGTCCTCCTCAGTGTCTCGAAGTCGTAACTTTTGAAATCAGCCTGTTGGAAGGCCTGATAGATCTTGCGCCAATCCTCGGCTACTAGTAATCTGTTCTGTCTGTCTGTTGTGGCCATTGTGTATACAACGGTATTTATATGCGAGGAAATATGCGCTTATTAAGATAGACGTAGAAGCGAGTTCTCATCGAAGTTGAACCTCAGTTTCTCAGTGATATTCAGGGGTACATATGTTATAGTGGCCTGTATGGCTATGCCCTTGTCCGCCTCTGTGACCAATATCTCCTGTGTGGATATGCGAGGATCTGCGTTGAGATTCGCCGTGACATCCTCCACTATGGCCTCTTTGAGTTGTTCCGTGAATGGTTCGAATATGGCATCGTATATGATCGTGCCGAACTCGGGATTCTCCACACGTTCGCCTTTGCGAACGGAAAGCCTGTTGATCAGGTCCTGTTTGGCTACTTCGAAGTCGTATAATTTGAAATTCTGTTTGTCAGCACGTGAGCTGAAGCCTTTGAATGTTACTGCTCTATTTGATAAATCTCTGTTGTCTTCTGCCATTAGTCCAATCTCCTGAATTCCACATCCACTTTATTGTAGTCCACCATGTAGAATCCTGTGTCTGTCATTGTTCTCGCCCATGGAACTTCCTGTGCCATCACACCCTCATATGTTCCATCGGTGTGTTTGTATTTAAACGAATATATGTTGATGCCCGAAGGCGACTTGCCAACTAATTTTATATCTGCCTTCAATCTTTGGTCACTGAATTTAAATCCACTAAAGAATGTTTTGACCGCACCACCTATGGCACCTATCTTGCTGGATAGGTTCACTCCCACGTTCTGTAGGAAACTCTGTCCCAATCTAGAGGCGTCCCTGGCGTTGAACAGTCCCGCCTTAGAAGCCAAACTCTTGACCTGGTTCATGCCCACTATCTTGCCTCCCACAACACTAGAATACGTCTGCGTGATACTGCTTAGGTTGGATATGCTTGGCACTATGTTGCCCGCTGAAAGATTCTTTGTGAGACCCTGAACAGAGTTCAAGGCGTCGTTGGCCAAATCTATGTTGCCTGAAATTCCAGACAGTGTGTTGTTGCCCAGTGTGAATAGTTCACCTGCTTGGTTTACGAAAACATTGTCCTTGAACAGTTCCGTGCTCTTGCCTGTGAATGACTCCACCACCTGTGACGTTAGACTCGATGTCAGATTCTTAACATCTGTGTTGAATTCAAATCCTTTGATCTTCTCTGATATGCTGTCCTTGATGTCGAAAGGAAGATCCACTTTGCCTGTGATCCCGTAGATGTCGTTGTACTTGGTACCAAAATCGGTCAGCAGTTGTTTGGCCTTGGCGGCATCTGTGCTTGACCCCATCTTCTGTTTCACGTACTCCAATGCGTCCGCTTGGTACTGCGCATCTCTGATGGCACTGTTCTCGCTAAGTCTATTCTGCATATTGACGAACTCCGCAGTTCCTGGTGTGCGAGACAACTGACTCCAACGTTTCTTGTCATCGCTGTCTATCGGTATAATCCCATCATTGCCTATCACGCTGGCCCTGAACATGGGTTCGTGCGTGACGAACCTGTGCACCGTTGTTTTTGTTTTCCTTGTGAACTGTTCTAGAGGTTTGATGCCTTTCTGTGTGAGCTCCACATCTCCCTCGTCCCTCAGTTGCATGCCCGCTTTTTCCGGTGTGAGCCAACTTGGCCCCCATGTGCTACTGGCACCCGTGGAGTTGAAATGGACTTGCGCTCCCGCTAGGTGTATCTGTCCCGAGGCACCGTGTAACTGTGTGCCACTGGTGAATGATGAGATACCGTCCCTGGCGTAGTCCCTGACAGATCCCGCCTGCGAACTGTTCAGTATGCCCTTCTCTCCGAGGTTCAATAGAATATCCGCGGAATGTATCATCTCCTTGGCGGAACTGAATCTTACCTGACCGTTGGCGTGCATGTTGATGTTAGAATCCGAGTGTAAGTTGAAGTCACCCTCGGTCCTCATGTTGATGCCACCAACGCCGGAATAGATGTCTATCCTGCCATTGCTCTGCATCTCGATGTAGGCATTTCCAGAACCGTTGGCGATGTACACCACGCCCTCGGTGTCGTGCATCAACAGTTGATGTCCGCTTGCCGTCCTCAATCTCGTGAGTTGGTTAGTGCCATCTGTAGCGCCGTCGTCCATGACGAATGTGTGACCCGTGGTCCTTGTCACGTAGTCAGTGGCTTCTGAATCCTTCGAACCCACTTTCTTCTTCTGTGAGCCGGTGTCCTTTCTTCCTGGTGTGCTTATACCAAACACCTGACTAGGTGTCTCTCTTCTGGCCGATGATGTTGTGGTTCCCCTGATCGGATCTGCTATCAATCCCTGTTTCAGCAACACATCCGCAAAAGGATGTATGGGTTTTGGGGTTGACTCATAATTGCCGTTGGCGAGAGCACCCGGTGTGTTCCTATTGAGTTCACCCGCTGGTACTGTTTTTGTTCCGTAATTTTTTTGCTTGTCGATTAAATCTTGTTGTGCTCCTGGGGGTCCTTCCTGTTCGCCGGTCACCTTGTCCCACGTGTTGGCGCTGGCCGCTATGCCTGGCGTCATGTGATTGGTGTATGGGTCCTGCACACAGCCTATCCAGTAGGCCTGGTCCATCTTGCCCTCGGCGAATATGACGAGAACCTTGGTGTCTAGATCGGGTGGCACCGCCCAGAAACCATACGAATGTTGACTGTCCTCGAACTCCCGGGAAACACCGTTGGTGTACTGTGCGCCCTTGGCACCGTAGAACGGTGACAGGTAATCACAGGTTATCAACTGTTTCTCAGTTGGATTTTCTGTCTTAACTAGGCTGGGTATGAACACCTTGAGGCGTCCCATCCTCGCGGGATCCTTGTTGCCTTTCACTATGCCTAGGTACGGTCCGGGGTTGGTGACCGACCACTCTTGTTCCCAATTACTGCTCGATGGTTTGGGTGTTGATGCGTGTCCCTTTAAATAATCACTCTGTGCCATTAACTAAAAAATCCTTTTATCTTAGAAATCAAGTCTGTGAACTTTCTTCCTATATTACTTACATCCTTGTACACACCCTGCAGTTCGGTAACGAGTGCTTGTGCCTCACTGAAGGTTTTTACTTCGGAAGTGGTGCCGTCTTTTGATACCACAACCGATGTGGGCACAGGGTTAGATATATTCACTCCCTGGTTATTAAATCTTGTCATCTGTAGTACGTTGGTGTATTTGCCGTCCGAGAAATTGTGTTCTACTCCGATCACCCTGTACAATCCGCTGAACTCGGCCGACTGATCACTCTGGAGATCATAAATCCCTGTCCTGTCGTTGAGATCCGTGGGCATCCTGAAGTTCAAGAGAACAATAGGTTCCGCCACATCTGGATTGTAGCAACGGAACTCATCGTTCCATATCCTGTTCCTTGCACTCTGCCAGTAGTCCATGTCTATGTCTCTGTGTATGCGCTTGGTGCCAAATAATTCAGGACTTACTGGTATGAACTGGCTCTGTCCCAGCCATGCTGGATCACCCAATATCTCCATCCTGATGTTGACCATGTCCGCCAATGGGTGTGTGAGCGTGTCCAGGAACGCATCCAGTTCGGTAGGTGTCCCTCCGGTCTTGCCTGTACCTGGACTAGAAAACACAGTGGATTCGGTCTTTAGTAGTAAATTGCCATCACCAAAATGTTCTTGTGCTGTTGTCCCTCCTGTGGGTTGACCCCTGACATTCTCTACCGTATTCTTCCTGGTGTTGGTGGCCTGCACGTCCTTAAGTGCACCTTGGTAATAGGCCACCCTGTAGTTGATGTTTAGGTCCAGAACGTCCACGTTGTCGCCCGTGAATATGTAGTTGTAGGTCTTGAACACGAAATTATTGAAGTTCTTTCCTGTGCTCACCCCCGGTATAGACAGCGAGTAAGCGTGTATCTTGTAGGGCTCGATAGTGAACTTGATTATTTTGGGATTAGTGGCACGTTTCAAATCAAAATTACTGTCGTCGGGTATCACACTGGATTTTATCCTGAAGTATTTAAAATAGAATTCCTCTGCTTGTTCCAACACTGCCTGCGCTCCACCCTTGAACTGCGCCAGCCCCAACTCCCTAGATGCTTTCTGACGGAATTCTTTGTATTTCTTTTCGGTGAAATCAGGATGGCCCTTCATTATCTCTTCTAGTATCTTGATAATATTATTTCCCGTGTTGACCTTCATGAATTCCACTGGAACGTCTCCTGTGTCCACCACACTAACTACCTCGGCCTGTTGCTTGTACATTCCTGTCTGATCTATGCTACTGACGTCAAATGTCTTCTCGGGATTTAAATCCTCGTGTATGGATATCTGGTACTTGTCCGGTATACCGATCTTGCCCGCCTCCCGATCGTCCTCTGCTCCTTGGTTCATCAAGTCCTCCAGCGCTTTCACCACATCAGCCACCGTGTTACCCTGTGGGTAGAGACTGCCCGACGTCTTCAACTCCGAGTAGGTGTTGACGAAGCCGAACTCGTTGTAGGGTATGGCCTTTACCGTATACACCGTGCCCGCCTGGTTGACGTCCATCTGCATGTCTATGATCTTGATCGGTATCACACGCTTGGTGGCGTCCTTGCCGAACTGGTTGATCACGCGCGACTGCTCGTCGAAACCCCGGAACTCCACTGTTAACAGATAGGGTGCGTCCAAGTGATCTAGATAATTGTTGTTGATGGCCGCCCCACGAATCCTCTCCAGGAGTGTTATGCCGTAGGGCTCAACGATCTCCATGGTTATGTCCGTGACCGACGTGAGCCTGCGCTTCTCGTTCAATCCCGGTAGGGAGTTCATGATCACGCTCTTGATGTAGAGATCCCTGTTTTGGCTCAATACGTTCCTGCTCTTGTCCACTGCGCCTTTCAATCGTTCGTTCTGATTGATGGTTTTCTTGTTCTCCGTGTTGAGTTCGGGACTGCCTTGATTCTCATTAGCACCTATGCCCGAGCTCCTAGCTATGATGTCGTGTGGTTTGGACTTCAACAGCGTGGCGGTGTTCTCGAGATCCTTCTTGCCCAGTCCACTCAAGGTGAACAGCGTGTTGTAGGACGCGAACTCGAACAGCATGTTCGGATCCGATATGTTGGTCACATAGGTCTCGTCAGTTTTGTTTATGGTGGATTTGTTGGGGGCTACGTCGTCCGCTGTGGCGTACTGCGGCTGTTGTGCAGATGTCTTGTTAAAATGATCTGGCATGATCTATATCCCTAGATCTTTGAGTAGATTATCTTTCTTGGGCAACTGAACAGTCACTCCCGGTTTGAAGTCATAGATCGGATCTTCTATCTGGTCTGGATTCCTCTGAGCGAACACCCACCAAAGCCTCGGTGATCCATACAAGTCATAGGCCAACAGATCTGGTCTGTAGGCATAGGTTCTCTCAATGGTGTAAGATTGATCATCCTGCTCTGCTGTTATGGTTCTAGGATTCATTATGTCTAGATAATTTGACACTTCACGTGTCTCGAAATATGGCGAAGTGTTTGAATATTTGGCCATTAGATGAATCCTACTTCGCTACTGCCCTTGCCATTCAACTCGCCTCTGACGAACTTCTTCATCGAGAAGTTTTTAATGGAATCTCTGCTGTATATTGGTGTGATCAAAACAGATATGTTAGAAAGTGTTGGAGCCCATGTTTGTGAATCACCCTCCGCATTCATGAAGAATCCTGCGTCCGCACCTGACAACTGCTTGTAGGGTGTATTGGTCTGTTTGGTCGAGATATAGTCTATGCCCGGTCTCAGTTCAACGTTGAAGGAGTTTATCACTACCGGTATCTTGTTAAACATGTGATCACCATAACCATAAAGGTGCATGATAGGTGGTGGGTTACCTTTCAACCCATCGCCGTCGTCGTTGCCAAAAAACATCTTCGTGGCCGTCCTTAGGAAATTGACAGTGGCCACCCAGTGCTTGGCATCTTCTGAATTCTGTACAGGAAACTCTCCTATGATATTCATCTGGTCCACCTGCGAATTCTGATAGGCATAATGCGGATAGTTGCTGTGCACCTGGTCCATGGCATTATAATTGGCAGAATGTTGAATTACCACCGCAGGAGTCAATGGCCAGAAAATTCCACGAGATTCCGCTAACGGTGACATCAGGGGATTATTATCAAAATCAAAGAACTTCTGCAACGGTGATGCTTCTGGTACTTGTAACCTCACACGCCAATCGGTCTTGTCGTTCCTGCCTGACCATTTGGCACGGGCCTGTACCAGTCTCGAATCCGTGGAAATACCGGCACCCGTGAGTCTGCTCAAGGTCCTGTTGAAGAACCCGGATGCCACGTTCTTTATTATACCGCCCAGTGTCGCCATATATTATAGGTTGCTTTCCCTTGTAAAATTTCGTATACTTTAACTATATTTATAGGCACAATTTTAGGCGCACTTAATTACTCTAGCGGCACGATTCAACCGACCTGTTTGTGGTCACATTACATTATATTAAAGAGAAGGAATTTATGAAGAGAGTGAAATATCTTAACAACCGGGATCTGTTGGCGCAGATACATGCCAGCAAGAACACCTATTGTTCGTACGTGACGCCAGAAGATTCACAGTACGACATCATCGTGCCTAATTTGAAAAAAATCAACACCAGGAGCATAGCGGAGGCCAAGAAGAGCAAGGCCAAGCGTCTCACACAGGAGGCCTGGGAGCAGGCCAAGGACGCCGGACTTAAAAAAATCAAACTGGTGGACTACACTGTGTCGCCTAGGAAGATCGACAAGACGGAACTGGTGTTCCGTGTGATGATGTTTGATCATGTGCCCATGGACGACACACGTAAGAAGAATCCCAAGCAGACGGCAGACCATCACAGCAAGGTCAACTTCCCACCGTTCCAGCACTACCGATTGGACAAGAAGGGCAAACCAGTTTGTGTTGGAAAATCACACTGGGTGGGCGGAATGAGCAACGGTCACTTCTCAGCGGACCATGGCAAGATGACCAACCAACTGGCCTTGATGTACATGAAACTGTGCGAGAGGTACGGTACCCGAGCCAACTGGAGGGGCTACACCTACAATGACGAGATGCAGTCGCAGGCCTTGATGCAGTTGTCACAGATCGGCTTACAGTTCGACGAGTCCAAATCAGACAACCCGTTCGCCTACTACACGGCGGCCATCACGAACAGTTTCACAAGGATATTGAACATTGAGAAGAAGAACCAAGCCATCAGGGATGACCTACTGGAGTTCAATGGCATGATGCCGAGCTTCACCAGACAGAACGAGAACGAGACCACCGGACCATCATATGTGAAAAAGATGAAGACCGCACACGGCGATGTCCACGAAGTCAACAAGACCACGCTGGCAAAACTGAACAAGAAACTAAAGAAGAAGGGCAAACTGGACTCGGAAGATTTTGATGAAGTCAAATTCAAAAACAAGATAGACATGACCAATCACAAACCCATAGTAAAGAAGAAATGGTAACCAATGGCATTCTTTAAAAAGGTAGCCTGCTTCACAGACATACACTTTGGACTTAAAGGCAATTCAAGGGTACACAATGACGACTGTGAGGCTTTCGTTATATGGTTCATAGAACAGGCAAAACTGCATGGTTGTGAGACCTGCATATTCCTGGGAGACTGGCACCACCACAGGTCCGCCACTAACGTCAGTACAATGAATTACACAGTTTCCAACATAGAAAGACTGGGGCGGGCTTTCGAGAAAGTCTATGTCATAATGGGCAACCATGATCTCTACTACAGGGACAAGCGAGAAATCAATTCCATGGAGTACATCAGGAACATTCCCAACATACACATCGTCAACGAGTGGCTGGTGGAGGATGACGTCGCCATACTACCATGGATCGTGGAAGACGAATACAAGAAGATCGAGAAGATGAAACAGAAATACGTGTTCGGACACTTCGAACTGCCGTACTTCAAGATGAACGCTATGGTGGAGATGCCAGACACAGGCACGATACAAGCGGATCACTTCGCAGGTTGCGGTAAAGTGTTTTCCGGACACTTCCACAAGCGACAGTACATGAAGAACGTCACGTACATGGGCAACGCCTTCCCACACAACTACGCGGACGCCGGCGACGACGAGCGTGGCATGATGGTGCTGGAGTATGGTGGTGAACCAAAATTCATAAACTGGCCGGACATGCCCAGATACAGAACAATTAAAATCAGCGAACTGTTAGCGGATCCCGACAAACACTTGAAACCAAAGATGTACGTGAGAGTGACATTAGACATAAAGATCAGTTACGAGGAGGCCAATTTCATAAGGGAGACCTTCATAGACAAGTACCAACTGAGGGAACTACAACTAATACCAGAACAGATCGATGCCGCACAGCAACCACGGGTAGAGATACAGAAGTTTGACAGTGTGGATCAGATCGTAATCAAACAACTGCAAGGAGTAGACAGTGAGGTGTATGACAAGAACATACTCACAGCGATCTACAATGATCTAGATGTCGAGAATCAGTAAAAAGAAATTGTTAGAAGTGTTGAAAGGCGAACACGAGGAACCCTCTATGACAAAACAACAGGTCATGGACATGTTCGAAAACCCACCAACACAGGAGGAGTGGTTAAAGGGCTACAAGCGTTGGAAAAAACAACAGGAAGAAGGCGGATTTTAGATGTCGAGAATCAGTAAGAAAAAGTTTTGGCAGGCGCTGAAACAGGAACCGGAAAAACAACACACTATACTTGACATGCAGATCGAAGATTGGATAACAGGATACAAAAGATTTAGAAAACAGGAAGATCATGAATTGGCGATGGCGGAAAAACTCTGCGAGAAACACAATAAAGAAAAGGAAAAAATTGATCCCGACAAATGGAAAGACTGGGTAGAAGCAGGAAAGAAACAATATGCTGACAATTAAAGAACTAACCGTAAAAAATTTTATGAGCGTGGGCAACCAGGCGCAAGCCATAGATTTCTCAAACAAGAGCCTAGTGCTTGTGATCGGTGAGAACATGGACCTTGGTGGCGACGACGCGGGTGCCAGGAATGGTACTGGCAAGACCACAATCATAAACGCACTGAGTTATGTGTTCTACGGGGAGGCTCTCACAAACATCAGGAGGGACAACCTCGTGAACAAGACCAACGAGAAGGGCATGTTGGTCAGTGTCAAGTTCATCAAGAACGGTGTGACCTACACCATAGAAAGAGGACGTAAACCACAGATATTCAGATTCTACGCCAACGACATAGAACAAAAAACTGATGGCAATGAAGCACAAGGCGAAAACAGAGAGACGCAGGTGGAGATCAACAAACTGCTAGGCATGACACACGCGATGTTCAAGAACATAGTTGCCTTGAACACATACACGCAACCATTCCTGTCAACCAAGCAGGCAGAACAGCGTGAAATAATAGAACAACTGCTGGGTATAACCTTACTGTCACAGAAAGCAGACCTGTTGCGTGAGAAACAAAAAGCCACAAAACAACTGCTCACGGAAGAAAAATTAAGACTAGACGCAATGGTCTCATCAAACGAGAAGATACAGGAATCAATAGAAAGTTTAAAAATCAGATCCAACGCATGGATCAAGCAAAAGGAAGAGGACATAGCGAACTTCCGAGACGCCATAGCGGAACTGGAGAAGGTGGACATAAAAGTGGAATTGGAAGCACACAAGAAACTACAGACTCACAACGAAATGCAGACGGCACTGCGTGGACTGGAGAAGGAAAAATCATATCACGAGCACAGCCTCACAAAGGCCGAAAGCACGGTAGAAAAGACGAAAACAGATCTGCAATTTGCAGAACAACAGAAGTGCCCAACTTGTGAACAGGAACTACACGATGACAAGCACACACACCTACAGGACAAACTGAAAACACAACTTACAGAATCAATAGATTATACAACACAACTGAAGAACGATCTTGCAAAAATACAACAAGGTATAGATGAGATCGGCGACCTTGGACAGATCCCAGACACATACTATGACACCATGGACGAGGCATACAACCACAAAGGATCCCTCCAAGACCTTAAGAGGCAGTTGGAGAGGACAGAGAAACAGGAAAATACATACGCAGAGCAAATAGAGGAATTAGAAAACAAAGCGATACAGAAAGTGGACTACAAGAAAGCAAACGAACTGGAAGACCTACACAGGCACCAGGACTTCCTATACAAGTTGCTGACAGCAAAAGATTCATTTATAAGAACAAGAATTATAGAACAAAACTTAACATACCTGAACCAGAGACTGGCGTACTTCCTGGGCAAGGTAAAACTACCACACACTGTGACTTTCCAAGCGGACCTGAGTGTGCGTATTGAGGAATTGGGCAGGGAGTTGGATTTCGACAACCTCAGCAGAGGTGAACGAAACAGGCTTATCCTCAGCATGAGCTGGGCGTTCAGGGACGTGTGGGAATCGCTGTATCAACAGATAAACTTGTTGTTCATAGACGAGTTAGTGGATGCCGGCATGGACATATCGGGCGTTGAGAGTTCCATGGCAGTGCTCAAAGACATGTCAAGGACACAACAGAAGAACATATTCTTGATATCACACAAGGATGAACTGGTAAGCAGAGTGAACAGTGTACTCAAAGTTGTAAAAGAAAATGGTTTTACCAACTATGCCAACGATGTTGACATTATAGTATAAATTTTCTGTTGACAGAACCAGTTCGTACGTGCTTTAATTATAACGTTGTTAATTAATAACATCGTACGACAATAAAGGAAGGACAAATAATATGTCAAATGAAACACATGAACAGATCATGACAGAGATACAAACTTACTCAGAAGAGAATGGTAAGTTCGTAGACAAGGGTGTAAAGGCTTCTGCCACTAGGGCTAGAAAGGCACTTGCCAACCTTGCTAAATTGATCAAAGCAAGAAGAAAAGAGATTCAAGAAATCAAGAACGCGGCCAAAGAGTCTGCGTAATCGATCATTGGATTTTGCAAAACCCAAAAAACCCCTGGCTGACAGTCGGGGGTTTTTTATGACCAAAACACACTTTACCTTTAAAGATCATTTAACCAAGGGAAAGTGCTTTTCCAATCTGTTGCCCTTCTCTTATCTAGTTCAGTAAGATATTCTTTCAACTGTGATATTTTTGTATAATTTGGTTTAGATCGCTGTATCGAATCTGCAAGGGTGTCCCAATGTTTCTTGATGCTGATATCTCTCACAGACCTTATCTTCATTTTTTGATCACACATATCAAGTGTCTCTTTGAATATCTCTCCACCGCACATATGCGGATCGGTCATACCGTCGTCTATGTTGAAACTATGCACGATGCTTCTATTCAGAGGTCTGTGTTTGTTCCAACTATCTATTTCGTCTAACAGTCCAGGAAACTTATGCAGTGTCAGTAGACTTATGGCAGAGTTTATGCCCACTTCAACGTGGGACAATTTAAGTAAATCTTCGAAATTACGTCTCCACTGTGCCAGATCTATGCCATGCCTGACATACTCGGCCTCCTTGCCTAGACAATCTAGACTGCAAATGATCTTGAACTGGAAAATTTTTCTGTCTTTCACTAACCTATCGATCCTCTCTAGGAATTTTCCAAATCTGTACTCGTTGGCTTTGAGATTTGTCACCACCTGGAAGGTCAGTTTATCATTTGGATTCTCCTCCCAAAAATCAAAACATTCTTCTAGCTCAGGAATGACCAATGGCTCACCTCCCAGCAAAGAAAACCATCTTAGAATTTTATACCTTTCTCCCTCCTTTAGGTAATTGAAAAAATCTTGCTTTTGTTTTGTGTAATTTTGATTCACATAAGACGTTCGAGGTGAGTACCTACTATATTCACGTGATGCATGTATCGGCGTACCATATTTCTTGTTCTCCTCTTCCCACGTACTGCTGAAATGTGGCCCGCAATAGACACAACTCATGTTACAGGTGTTTGTGAAGTAGACTTCGATGTTTGTTGGAGTGACTGTGGTTGCATTTTTATCTTTCCATAGTTCTGGCGGTACATTGTCACGATCGGTCAACTGCGAGATTTGATTTTTCCTGTCGCTGTAACCTCCCTTCTCTTCCACCCTACTACAATATTGGCAGGTGTTGTTAGGCCACTTACCTTGTAACATCCTTTCCCTATCCTCTATCTTTTTAGGAAGATTATGGAAACTTGCGAAATCGTTCTCAGGTATCTTGAGTTTTTCAGTACGGTGGCAAGAACTCGTGGTTCCGCTCTGGAAGAATATCGAACTCCAATTCCACTTCAGAGGACATGCCGTGGCAGTGTCTAGTGGAAATACTTTCTTCTTCATCCGCTTATGATTCCCTTGCCATGCACACGTACACGTATGTGTCCGTTGTAGTAGTCGTTGCTCTCCAACACCTTACGTGCGAATTGCTCACGAGCTTCAACATAGGATAACTCTGCTTTGGAGAAGCAATAGAACAGTATCTCTCTTTTGAAGTTTTCCTTGCCCAGTTTCATTATGTCTGCTGTGAGTTCATCACTTGACCCATAGTAGTCCTGCCAGTCCGATTCCACCTTGTACCTTCGCTTGTTCTTGCGGCCTTTCAGTGGTGGACGTGATCTCTTGAAACGTGCCAGTTTCTTGCCGATGTACTTCCTGCCGTTGGTTGTGTTTGTGATCTCATACACAAAACCTATCACTTCTTCTGGTAATTTGGTAATCTCATTTCCCTGGTACGTCCAATGCATGATGGTATTTAAAGCCAAAAAGATTGACCTCCAAAGAAAACTCATATAAACAAGTGCGATAGGCAAACTATAATTTCTTTTTAAATTCCAATAGGCAAACATAGCATCCATGAAGTGAGCACGGAAATGCGGCTGGAAAGCGACAGGTGAATCCGTTGATGCAAATGCAAAAATGATGGGGCTCTTAGAAAAAGACAAACCCCAGGTCCGCCAAGAACTATCATACAAGGGTTTGGTGGGCTCGCGTTGTAATGAATGAGCTAACGGGTACAGCACAACCGCCCGACCATGGTAGCGATGTATGATGACTGCGAACTCACCACAGGGTTCAAGTCGGTTCGGCTAGAAATAGCCGAATTGTGACTGCTCATCTACCACAGGCGACGCATAAATGCGTCATTTAGTTTTACAACTGCGTAAGTTAAAAAAAGAAACGAGCGCTAGCGAAGTTTCAGATGGCGTAAGCCGTCTCTGACACACCATTAAGTACAACACAATGGAACTACTCTGGGATCACACACTGGGCAAACAGGAACACACCGACGTGGTGCTGTGCCGACCCATGGCCATAATGGACTCCGATGAGGAACACGAGGCCCTGGATCGCGGATGGCTGGCGCTGGACCACCCCGTGATGAATCGGGAGGTGTGGTACCAGTCACGTAGCACCAGGATAAACCTGGACCTGTACAGACCCCGATACAAGCAACACCAGTGGGACGGCCGGGACATCGGCATCAAAATCATCGACGCGAGCGAGATGGTGAGGCTGTTGGGACTGCCCACCATATACGACAACTACATGAAGAGGAAGGGCTTCTCGCAGGACTACACGCCGTTCGCGCACTACCATGACAGGGACCAGTTCATGCTGTTCTACGTGGGCACCGCGGACAACATCATAGGATTCACCAAGCAGAAGCGCTACAAGTACGAGATGGACCACTACAGCACCATCGACACCTACGACAGCCGGGACCTGGCGGGCTTGGAATCGGTCATACACGCCAACACCGTGGCAGTGTCAGACATCACCTTGGACATGGAGATCTCGTGGGCCAGCGACAACTACGTCAGTTACTTCTACATGGGGTCGGGCTACGAGCGGAGCAGTATATACAAGTCCAACTTCCGAGGTTTCGAATGGTGGACGGGGACGAAATGGAGCACGGACAAGAAGCAGTATCGCAGGCTGTGTGAGCGTGACTCTAGGATCGACTCTTTTTCGGAGCTCGGAAACCTTTCACTGATTCCAGATAAGAGCTAGACCAATTACGGTAATAGGGACCTGCCTCTAGCATCTTGGAGAACCTGTTAAGTTTCGACAATCTCTGTGCGAGAAATAATATGTACTCGCCGTTGTTCAGTTTGACATCCTTCACACGTTCGTCGATCTCAGGGTGGTCCTCTAGCACCACTATGTCCCTGCGCATGTAGTATCCGTTGAGGTCGTGTGTCATCCGTTCGGTCTCCTCCGCCGTGAAGTGGTCCGGTTCCGCTATCATCACCAGCACGTCCTTCTCATCGAAGTCGAACTCCGCGATGTGTTGTGACAGTGTGGGGTAGTCTGCCACTCCGTCCAGTTCCAGGAACTCCACCCTGCCGTCTATGATGGCCCGCTGTGCGAACGGGCAAGGCGGTAGGTCACCGAAAACGGGATTTGGTCTCGTGACGAAATCACTGATCCAGTGCTTGATCGTCTGGGTGGGTGTCTGTTTGTTCTTCGGTTGAGTCATCATGTATCTTCTTGATCCGGTCCAGGGCCTCCTGCAACAACTTCTCCTTGGTGTCCAGTTTGGCCTCCAGGTTCGCTATGGTCCGGTTGAGTTCACCTATCTTGTGTCCGCAGGATTGAACATCGTCGTTGCTGTGTTCCAGTTTGATCATCAACTGCTTGATTCGGCTCTCCTTGCCCTTGGCGTTGGCCAAGGCGTCATCCCTGTCCTTGGAGATGTCCTGGATTGTGGCCTTGAGTTCTTTGACTAGATCGTTAGTCGACATAATGTTCTGTAATTATCTGGTTTTTTGCGCACCATAATAGTATACTATATTCTAGAAGAAAGGCTGACCACTTTTTTTCGTGGTCTCGAGGTTGTCTTTTACCAGTTGTGCTATGATCTCACGCTCTGTGGGACTCAAGGCGTTGGCCTCGGAATAGGATAATCCACCCCTCATGTACCAGCACACTTTTACCAACTCATGCTTTAGCTCTTTCTGTGACGCCTCCATGTCCTTCAAGGTCTTGATGATTTCAGATTCCGATTGTGAAAGCAAGGTTATACGAAAAAATTTGCGGTATCAAAAGTCACGGGCACGTCATATGTGGCCGGTGCTCCCTTCTTGATCTGTTCCTCTGTGGCCTTGAGCTTGAGTGGCTTGACCGCTCCCTGTGATCTCAGGGCCATCACCCGTTCCTCGATCTCCTTGATCAGTGCGGCGTTGGCGTTGTCCACGAACTCCTTGATCTGTGCGGGGTCGGTGACCTCCGTGCCGTCCGTCATGATCACAGCGGCGAGATTCTTCAATAGTATGCTGGAGTTCAGTTCCGTCAGTTTGGCGAAGGCGTCATTGAATCTCGTGGCCTTCTCCTCGTCCGACAGTTGCGAGTCCTGGATGGCGCCATACATCTTCTGCTGTTGGAACGTCTGCAGTGACGTGGCGGTCATGTCCTTGTAGGTCAGTGGTCTCACTTTTATCTTCAATCCGTCCTTGAGTGTGAATTCGGTGTCTATCTGTTGTGCCTTGATCTGTTCCAGCAGTGACGGTAGGTTGATGGTGTGCGACACGTTCTCGTTCGCGCCCGGCACGTTGAAATTGATCTCCATAGTCTCGCCATACGTGGCGATCCTGATCGCGATCAGGATGGTGTCCAGGTCGTAGCTCTTGATCTGCCATGCGTCCTTGATGCTGGGACAACAGCTCTCGATCACGTCCACCACGCCCTGTCCGTTCATCAGCGCGTCTGGCGTCTTGAACCTGATCTCGTCCTTGGCGGTCATGGGCATTATGCCCAGCTCACCGGTCTCCGTGGGCGTGACCACGTGCGGTGGGTAGTCGGTGCCCGAGGGCAGTGCCACGTACAGCGCCGGTTGCCTGAAGTACTTGTTTAATGGGTTGGTGTTTTCCGTCATTTTTTAATTCTATAAATATACACTAACTGCGTATAGATGTCTATATTTATATGCGTATAAAAAGGTGAATTTTAAAGTCGTATGGCAACACTGGAACAGATAATCAAGGACCTGCAGGAGATAGCCGACAGTGGTACCACCGGTGGTAATTCCGCCGCTAGGAGGAAAGCGGCCGAGGAGGCCAAGCAGGCCATAGAGAACGCCAAGAAGAAGAACAAGTTAGACAACGAGAACAACAAGAATCTCATCAAAGAGTTACAACTGGCGCAGAAACTGTACAAGGCTGACCAGCAGGAATACAAGAACATCGAGCGACAGATCCAGCAGGCCGAGAAACAGATCAAGCAGAACGACAAAATGCTGGAGATCGGCAAGAAACTAGGCGACAGTTTCGTTGGTTTGGGCAAGGCGGCGTTCGAGGGACAGGGTTCCATCAGTGCGTTCACTGACAACATCAAAGGCCTCGGCACACTGGGACAGAGGCTCGACGTAAACATAGAGACATTCAGACAACTCTCACAGACTGGTGCCAACTTTGGACAGAGTATAGTACAGTTGAGGACAGCGGCGGCCAACGCGGCACTGCCCCTAGACGACTTCGCACAGTTGATAGGCAAAAACTCACAGTCGATATCGGCCCTGTTTGGATCAACTACGGTTGGTGCTCAAAGAATCGCAGAACTGGGCAGGATAACCAGGGAGGTGGGCATAGACAGGCTGGCACCACTAGGGTTCACGGTTGATGAGATCAACGAAACACTACTATTAAATTTAGAATCACAAAGAAGGACAGGCGTGCTGGCCAACCTCACCGACAGGCAGAGGACACAGAGCGCGATAAGATTCGCTGAAGAACTGGACAGGCTGGCCAAACTCACAGGACAACAGCGTGATGAGTTGAGGGCACAGATAGAACAGCAACAGAGCAACGAGAGATTCCAGGCCGCACTACAAGGTGCCACCGAAGAAACGAGGACCAGACTACAGGGATTCGCCGCAACAGTGGGCAACATAGCACCGGGCTTGAATGAAGGATTCCAGGACCTGATAGCCAACGCGGGTGTTCCGGTCACTGAGTCAGCACTGGCACTGGTACAGAACATTCCAGAGGCACAAGGCATCATCAGGAGCCTGATCAACGGCACTGTTTCGGCGGAACAGGCACTGGGACAGATCAGAGATGCCGCAACCGGTAGCGTGGACAGGTTCAGACAGGCCACAGTCACAGGACAGGTGGAGTTCTTGAGACTACAAGGCGACGTGATCAACCTGGGCAGGAGGATCGTGGACGTGGACGGAGCATTCGCCGACCAGAACGCACAGGCCACGAGCCTAGTAAAAAATTTAACATCATTTGAACAAGCGTCCAAAGTTCTCTCAAGCCAGTTTCAATCTATCGAGACAGGTTTGCTGAGTGCGTTTGGTCCGGCACTGGGCGGACTGATAGGAGGCATACAAAATATAATGGGTGGTGCTGGTGGAATAGCCACGGCACTCGCCAAAGCACCATACCTGACAGCAAGTTTATTCACGGCAGGATTGGCAGGCAAGTTCTTGTTCAACAAGGCCATGCAGATCGGTATCATTGCCGCAGGTACCAGACTGGGTAACAGTGGTGTGATGCAGAGCATTGGTGGATTGAAGTCCGGTCTGAAAATTGGGGCCAAGGGATTAGGCAGAGTTGGATTGGGAGGAGTAGGTGCCGCGGGTCTGGCATACTCCGGAGGTTTAGCCGCAGGCGAAAGCACAGAAGAAAAAATTTTAGGAGTTTTGGGATCAGCGGCTTCGGGAGCCATGCTGGGATCTGTGATACCAGGAGTGGGCACTGTGATAGGTGGAGCACTAGGTGCCGCTTATGGTGGATACAAAGCACTTTCAGGCGCAAGAGCATTTGGTGGCCCGATGGACGCTGGCTCAACTTACCTCACAGGCGAGCGTGGACCGGAATTGGTTACTGCTGGTAAGTCAAGCACAGTCACAGCCAACAACGACCTACAGAAGATATTCAACACAGAGGCACTGGAAGCCAAGATGAACACCATGGTAACTGCCTTGAACACCGCCAATCAAAGCCTAACGAATATGGTCAATGGCGTAAATACGCTTGTAGCGGTTGAAGGACGCGCCTTGAAAGCGGTGGAAACAACAGCTCGTAAAGATCGTAATCAAGTAGGCCTAGTTTAGGTTGCTTAAATGAGGAAAAGATTGTAATATAAAGTATGGCTTGGAAAAAATACTTCAAAGACGCTAACCTCTCTCCCATATCAGGCGAGAAGGTGCCCAACTTCGCCAAGAGGAACTACAGTTCTTACTTGCCGGACGTGTACACCGGACACCCCAACCGGATACAGAGATACTTCCAATATGACCAGATGGATTCGGACTCTGAGATCAACGCGGCGTTAGACATACTCGCGGAGTTCTCCACACAACAGAACACCGAGAACGAGACACCGTTCGACATAGTGTTCAAGGACGAGACCACAGAACACGAAGTCAAGTTATTGAAGAAGGCACTACAGCAGTGGACCAAGTCAAACAAGTTCAACAAACGAATATTTAGAATTTTTAGAAATGCGTTGAAGTACGGAGACTGTTTCTTCGTGAGGGATCCAGAGACAATGAAATGGTTGTACGTGGACAACGCCAAGGTTGACAGGATAGTGGTGAACGAATCCGAGGGCAAGAAGCCGGAACAGTACGTGATCAGAGACATCAACCCCAACCTACAGAGATTGAGTGCCACACAGATTACTCCAAACCAGACCTACGGTGGCGCAGGAACCACAGGTGGCGGTACTGCCGCATACGGATCAAGTTACGCCAACGCGGGTGCCACGGCAAACATGAGCGGATTCGCCGGAGGACAGGGCGGAAGGTTCTACAAGACCATGAACGCCTACAACATCAACGCGGAACACGTGATACACATGAGCATGAGTGACGGGCTAGACAACCTGTTCCCGTTTGGACAATCAGTTCTAGAACAAGTTTTCAAAGTGTACAAGCAAAAAGAACTATTGGAAGATGCTATAATCATCTACAGGGTACAAAGGGCACCTGAAAGAAGAGTGTTCTACATCGACGTGGGTAACATGCCAACACACTTGGCGATGCAGTTCGTGGAAAGAGTGAAAAATGAGATCAACCAGAGAAGGATCCCAAGCACAGCAGGTGGCACGAACTTCATAGATGCGACCTACAACCCAATGAGTATAAACGAAGATTACTTCTTCCCTCAGACTGCGGAAGGTAGGGGATCTAAAGTGGACACACTACCAGGTGGTACCAACCTTGGTGAGATAGATGACCTAAGATACTTCACAAACAAACTGTTCAGAGGTTTAAGGATACCAAGTTCTTACCTACCAACAGGTGCTGAGGACGGACAGCAACAGTACAACGACGGTAGGGTCGGCACTGCGTACATACAAGAATTGAGATTCAACAAGTATTGTGCTAGACTACAATCAATGTTGGCCGGCACATTCGACGAGGAATTCAAACTGTGGATCAAAAGCAAAGGCTACAACATCGACAACGGAATGTTCGAACTCAAACTGAATCCACCACAAAACTTCGCACAGTACAGACAGACGGAGATGGACCAAGCGAGGGTCAACACGTTCACCGCGGTAGCAGAACTGCCTTACATGAGTAAGAGATTCGCACTGAAGAGATACCTAGGCCTATCCGAGGAAGAGATGGCGAGAAATGCCGAGCTTTGGGCAGAGGAAAACAACGTGCCACAGAAGAAACAGACCAAGTCGAATCAATTACGTAGCGCAGGAGTAACACAGTCCGGCATAACGGGAGACCTAGACCAGTTCGAGGAACCAACAGCGGAACCAGAATCACCAGAACCGGGCTCACCACAACCGGGACAGCCGGGACAGACGCCGGGAGGTGGTGGTACAACACCAGGCGGAACAGGTGGCGGAGGTCAGGTCTAAAGGATTAAATACGCAAAATGAAACTTTTTGAATTCTTCACATACACAGCAGACGGGTTTGAACAGGACAAGACCTATGAGCCAGAGAACGACATCTCCATATTGGACTCAGAGGACACTAGGAAGACCAGACTAACACTCAAACAGATCAACTCTATGAGACTGGCGTCAGAGGCACACGACGCACAGCAGAAGGAAGAAGCGGTATTCGTCCAAAAGATGTACGGACAACCAGCGCAAGACGATA